GACCCTAAAGCATTACCTACATTAGAAATAACACCTATAGGACTAGTATCCTCTGGAGGTTGTTTAACCTCTGGTGCTAATCCAGGAATTCTATCAACAAGAGAAGTACCTTTAGATATACCTAATTGTTTTTCTGCTTCATTTATATCCGCATATGTTGGTTCATTCTCAAAATTTACAACATGACCAGATTCAAAGGTTACTTTATAGCCCATTTATTAATCCTTATATTAAGGTGTTTTTTCTATAGTAAATTTATTTCCTGAAGTCGTTCTATTTCTTAAAGCTTCATTTCGACGAGTACTATCACCAGTTAATAAACCAGCTTGTTCCATAGCACTAGGAGCATTTTGTATTTGACCACCAGCTTGTTGTGTAGCAGGAAGATTAAGCTGATTACCATTATAAGCAGCAGGATTTCTACTAAGTGCAGAATTATCAGACTCCCTCATATAAATGCGTGCAGCTTCTATATCACCTTTTTCTAAACCACTTATAATAGCAAATGCTCTCTGCTCCCCTTGAGACCTTGTTAAAGGTTTCTCACCAGGTTTTTGTAATCTAGCTAAAGCAGCTTGTAATAGATATTGACCACGAGTGTCTGCAACATTTTGTTGATTCTCACCCATTGCTCTTATTTTATCTATAGCTTTTAAATGTTCAGGATCATTAACAAGAGCATTCTCAAGACCAGATTGTTTAAACGTAGATAAAACATTCTCCCCACGTTTTCCTGCATCTTGCATTATAAGTTGTCTTTGTTGTGATGTCAAGTCTGGATTCTGTAGAGCATTACTAGCAGATCCAAAGTTAAAACCCATCTTACCATTATCTCCCTGCAAAGGGGTAGGTTGTTCGTAAGAACTTGTAGGTTGATTTTGACCTAATTGACTATTTCTAAATTGTTCAAGTAACTTAGCAACTTCAAACTTATTTTTATTATCTTGATTAATAGCAGGGATCTCACTAGCTACAGTTTCAGTAGCCTTTTTACCATTAGCTATCTGAGTTTTCATTTGTCCCATATAACCATCAAGCATAGACTTCCTATACTCAGGATCATTCATTTGATCTTGTGCATGAGCAGCTTGCCATTGCTTGATCATAAGATCAAGAGGTTGTTCATTCTGTTCTTTTTGATTAGCAAGAAAAGCTTTTAGAATATCCTCTTCTGTTAATTGTTTTGCATTGGCAGCATTAATACCTTGATAATAAGCACCTAAACCAAAGTTAGGTCTGTAATCAGTTTCAATAGGATTAAAAGCCATTATGATTGTCCCTGCATATTCTGTAAGACTTTAACAAGATTACCTAAAGTAGATTCCATATTAGCAGAATTATTATTTTGTTGTTGTGTAAATCCAAGGGCTGATAACAAGGGACTAATGTAACCATTAGTCTGTTGTTGGTTAGCAGCAAGTAATTCTTTATAACCTTGCATATCAGGTTTAAAGTTAGCACCAGCAGGTTGGTATAAACTATTCTGATGAGTCTGTGCTACCTGAGCCATTGCTTTAAGTAACTCAGGATCAGTAGTAGCACTGTTACTACGACGACCAGCAGCAGCATTCTTTATATCCTGTGCTCGTTTAAGAGCATTAACTTGATCAGCAACAATAGGAGAACTATAAGGATTAGTCATAGATTGTTGTAATTGTTGTTGATAAAAAGGTCTTTGTGATGCAAAGGGATCTGTTGAAGCTTGTTGTTGATTTATAATATTTCTAGATTGTTGTGCATTCTGCATATTCTGCCTACCAGTTAGCAATGCACTAATAATAGAACCAAGACCTCCAGATTGCTGACCACCACGTTGGCCTTGATTTTGTGGTGCAAATAAACCACCAAGACCACCAAGCATTTTAGTTAATGTATCTCCCCAAGAAGTATTTCCATCTTGACCTTGAGGTAATTCCATACCTTTATAATCAGCATAACCTGGAAAGTTATAATCACTCTGCCCACCTAAACCATTGTTCATAGAGAACAAAGAATTGATACCATCAAGATTACCATAGTCAGTTTGTTTTTGACCAAAGTTAAAAGGTTGCCCTATATCTGGAGTAGTTTCATCATATTGTGTTATTGTATCACTAGGACTTAGTTGAGAGGTTCCTCCCCAATTCCTAGTTTCTGGATCTTGATAGTCACTACCAGTATCATCATACATATTTAAACCTCATACTTTCCTGAAATAATTATTGTGTTACCTGTAGTTGTCCAAGTTGCAGGATAACATCTATCATTTGTTGAATCTAAGTAACCGCTGCCTACTGATAGGCGTGTAGTAGCATTAGCAACGTCTACAGTGTCATCTTGTGTTGCAGCTACAGGTAAAGTACAGTAAGTAGTTCCTGCTACACTAGCAGTAGTAGCTGTACCAGTACAAACAATTTTTATTGTATAAAATACTGTACGACCTATACGGGAATATCTACCTGAATATGTAGCACCACCAGTACCATTAACAACAGTTAAATTAGTAAAAGTTGGTGTCCAAGTACCTTGTGTAGATCCTGTTAAAGCTGTATATTCAGTATTTGTTACATGATAATATTCATTAGTTGTACCACCTTGAAGACCTGTTAAACTATTATGTAATCCTACTCCTATTGCTGCTATTTGTGCAGCAGTTAAATGATAATGTTCTCCTGCTGTACCACCTTGTAGATTCTGTAAATTAGCATGATCTCTTAATGCAATATCAGTTATATTAGATCCTGCAAAGTTAATTATATACCAAGGTACAGAACCGGATGTAGATACATAAGCTCTTAATTGTCTATACCATTCAAGCCAAGTAAAAGAACCTGGTTTATCTTGAATAGGAGGTGGTGGTAATGCATTAGCAGCCATTAAGAAATTCCCTCAGTATAACATAATTCTATTGCTTCTAATCGCATAGGTGTATTATCTTCATAAGTTAAAGTAAAAGCTCTTCGTCTAAAAGAACCTAATTGATAACAAGCTGGCATGTCTTCTGTCAATTCTATAGAAATTATAGAAGAATTAGATTGATAATCATCATCTGTGTATGTCATAGATATAGCTGTACCAGATGTAGGTTGTCGATCTGAGAATAGTCTAAAAGAATGTAATCTTTTTCTATTCATAGTATCCATATCATATCTATTAGTTCTTACAATACCTTCTATACCATAGGTATCTTTATTGGGAGTTAAGTTATTATATTCATCAACATAGTTAGATTCACTAGGATCAAAGTAAAGCATGTAGCCACTATTAGTATGCTGTAAATATATTATTCCTGTATCACAATCTGTAGCATGGTCATATTGGAAAAAACCAACTGTAGAAGCAGGAGGAGTACCAGTACCTGTTGGTTCAGAACTAGGTATCCTAGAACTCCATTCATGCCATAACTTTTCATCTACATCATAAACAAAAGTTCTATTAGCATCTTTAAGATTGATTACATAAAACATATGTCCTACTACTCTAACACCATATCCAGAGCAGTTTGCTAAGTCTGTTTCAGAATCTATAATACGTTCTATAAATTCATCAGATACTTTCTTAGGTTGGAATCCTTCAATAAACCAGACTGCTCTACCACCAGAATCTGATTGTCCTATAAAAGCACAGTATCTTTCATTCTGATAAATAACATGATTAGCTGCACAACCTGTTTGAATAATAGCAGATTCATTTCTATTAAAAGGAGATCCACTAGAATTAGCAGCATCATAAAAGAATTCAGTAGAACTAGAACCAAAAGCTACTATTTGATTATTTTGTCTAGCTAATGCTACAATAGCATCAGGGAAACTTTCAGCAGAAACAAAATTACTAGAATTCCAACTTGATGGTGTATCAAGATCACATGAATATATATCAGAACCTTTAGCTATACAAATATAACCATCAAGAAATATAGGAGTAGGTATATGTGGAGTTGGGAAATCTGGATCAACTACATGTGTAACAGCACCAGCAGAATCAATATACCAACCATCAACACCATCACAGATAAATAAGTAATCTCCAAGAGTAGAAGAGTTACCTAAAATAAAACCTACCTTACCTGTTGATGTACTCATTGTTATAACAGAAGTAGGAGTTCCACCTCCACCAAAAGGGTTGTCTTCATAGATATCAGAACCCCATGCAGCATACATCTTACCATTAAAATAAGCAACACCACGACCAACATCACCATAAGAAGCAAACTGTTTGTATGCTTTAATTCCAGGTCTATAAACCAATGCAACTCTTGTTTGATCAGTTTGTTCTACTTTTCTAGATTCAGGAAAGAAATTAACAAATCGTTGATCCTTATCAGGATTAGTTCCTCTATTAGAATAAGCACCAAACAAAGGTAATTTAACCTTTTGTAAGAGTCCAGATTGAGTTCTTTGTGCCATTATCGTTTCCTCATTCTTTGGTAATTAGCAAGATTGACTATAGTTTTACCTAATGCATCATAAGGTTTTTGTCTCTTTGTATCCATATTCTCTCCTGTATTTATCATAGAACTAAGGAAAGAACCAAGACCAGAAGATAAACCACCAGTTACTGCACCTGATACAGGATTAGATTTATTAAATAAACTTTGTATAGAACCACTAACACTATCACCAAAGATCTTTGAGCCTGTATTTCCTAACACATCTCCAAATGCAGAGGAAGCTGTATTTCCACCATAAGCACCAAGTCCAGATCCAAGACCACTTAATAAAGCATTAGAACCATTAGCACCACCAGCTAGTGATGATAATGCTCCTAATCCACCCTTAGCAAGATAATTACTAGCTTCTGACATACCAGCACTACCTAAACCACCAAGACCTCCTGTTATAGCACCTAACATACCACCGAGATGATTTCCAGATGCTAAAGAAGCTATGGTGGACATTGCTAATCCTAAAGGAGCGAGAGGTGTAAAACTCAATACAGCCCCTAAACCTTTTACAATATTACTACCAAGACTATTACTTTTATGTCTATATAAATCTATGTCTTTATTAGTCCATCCTGGAAGTTGTTCAGCATTTTCAGCAGGAACATACATATTATTTTCATCTACATTTTGAGTAAGTTTTTGCCAAGTATTTAAATCATTATAATCTCTTAACAAAGAATAATTATATTTAGTAGAACCTTCATTATCACTTACAGAAACCATATTAGGATTTTGATAACCTGCTACTGCATCACTAGCAGGAGTAGAATCAAATTTATAACCAACAACCTTATTATTAAGTATTAATGGTGTAGAACCAAATAAAGTATTTAATCCTGTAATAGTTTCATCTTCATTATTACCCATAAAACTACGATCATTCCTAGGTATAAAACTAGGTAATTTATTATTTAATAATTGTCCTAGAATTTCCCATCTTTGTAAATCACCACCTTGAACTAGTTCAGGATAGTATTCAAATTTTTCTGGGAATTTAGGAGCAAAAGCATACTCTCCATTATAAACTCTAGTTTTATATTCTTTATATTCTGGGGAATTTTCAAAAGCGTCTAGTGTTGGTATTTTATTATTATATTGTTTAGTTAAATCTTGAATTGTATCATCTAAACTTTTATAACCTATACCTAGATTATTACCAGATTGATCTAAAATATTATAACGACCATCTCCTAAATCCTGTTGATTATAACCTTCAGTTCCCCATTTTATTTTACTAACATCAAAGTTATTACTTTGATTATTATAACTATATGTTTCTTGCTTAGGTAATAAATCATTTGTTAGTTTTCCCCCAGCACCTAAATAATCCTGTGGGGCTGCTTGATCTTGTAATTGTTTAGAGAAGTTCATTTGAAATGAAGTTGGGTCACTCGTACCCAACCTCATCATTTCATTCTTTTGTCTTTGACTACCTATCTTTGCTCTATTTATTGCATCGGCAATTTGTTCCTGACTAAGTATTTGAGCGGGATCATTTGATTGCATTACCAGTTCCTAAGATCTCTTTGGAAAAACATACTGCCTTCTTCTAATCCAAAGTTAAGAGCTTCTTGTTTAATGATAGTCATCTCTTGCCATAATTGTTTTCTATCTTGTAAAGATATACCATACTCAGGAGCAAGACGACATGCAAGACCATAAGCTAAAGCATCAAACCATTCTTGTGGGAAATCAGGTTCATCAGTATTAGAATCAAAATCTTCAAAAGGTCTTTGATAAAACAAGATTAAAGTATTCCCAGCAGCCTCTACACTAGAGGGAGTTGGGAATACATAAAGATCACCATAGTTTCTTTGGGGATCATAAAAATATTGAATGGGATTTCCCTCAACAGTTTTATTACCAAGCATGTTGTATTCTTGTCTGGTCAATCCACGCATAGGAATATCAACAAAAGAGGTAATATTCCTATTAAGTACTTGAGTAATCTTTAGTGGTTTAGGAGTATTGACAGTCTGGGAATCACCAATTCTATAAGAATTTACACCATCAGTTAAAGACATAGTATAAGACTTAATAGCCCACAAAGGCATACCATCTGCCATCCAAGACTTTGCCAATGTATTTAAAGCATACATAGCATCATTTGTTTGTGCAGTTGTAGGAGAACCTCCTGAAGGAAGTACTCCTAAAAGTCTTAAAGCTCTTTTAATTATATTTAAAGCAGATGTTGAATAATCCGCAGATCCACTTGTACTCATGGTTTTGTACCTTTAAGTAATGCTAAAAAAGCAGCAACAGAACCAGCAATAATGCCAACCCATTTTATAATATTAACTAGCCAATGAGCAGCTTCCCATGTTTTAACTAATTCTTTTACAACAGGAGTTAAATCTTTTTCATCTTTTATATGATCTAAGATAATAGTTTTTAATTCAAGTAACATTAAGTCTTGTCTATTAAAGCGTTCTTCTATAGTTACATGATCTTTTCTTCGTTCAATTTGAGGATAATTTTGTTCCATTAGGCTACTTCATAATGACCAGAGACATAAATATTTGCAGTTCCTGCAATATCAGCATCAGTTAAAACTGTTAAACTTGTAGCGCCATCAGATTTTGCTAATTGTACTGAAGATGTAGAAGAACCAACTAATCCATATAACATAACATTTGCTAAACCAGCAGTAACAGCATTTAAACGAATAGAACAAGGTGAAACATTACTAATATTTGAGGTATATGGTAATCCTGTAATTGCAATTACACCTGTACTAGAACCTTTTGAGGTTAAAGTTAAGGATAGATTAAAGAACACACGTTCTCCAATTCTAGTAAATCTACCAATCTGAGATCCATAAGTAACACCTACTGCTGCCCCACCAAAAGTAATTTCAGGAGTAAAAGAAGCTTCTTCATACCAGTCTAATGTTTTTGTGTCTGTAACAGAAATATTTACAAACTTATTACCCCGCCATGAATTTGTTCCACTAGCATTAGTACTTATGTTTCCACTAAGAGTAAGACCTGTTGTAAATGTTGCACCAGAAAATGAAATGTCAGCACTATTGGATTTAATTGTATTACCCGTTACAGAGGCGACATTGATTGTTCCAGTAAGATTTAATGTGGCGCCAGCACCTAAATCATTTGTAATAATATTACCATTATATACAAGAGATACAACATCTTTAATACGAGTTGCTCCTGTACCTGTAGCTGTTACACCAATATAGTTAAATTGATTTCCTGTAATATTAACATTAGATGTAGTAGATTCACCTTCAAAGTCAATTGGCCAGGTATTAATATTTACAAATGTACAACCAGTAACTGTTAATTTATGTATAGATTTACGAACAACGATACCACCAGATTTAGTATTACCAAAAATACAACCAGTAAATGTTGTATCATATACATAAAAGTTACTATAACCATCTGCTTGTACATCAAGGATATATTCTGTTCCAGTTGTCCCATTAACAGCATCGAAATAAATATTATTAAAATTAAGACCAGCAACATTACCACCATCACGTAATCCCTTAATTTTAACCATAGAATATTTAGCACTAGCTATATAGGCATTACTAAATTGCAACCCATCAGAACTAGCAATATAGAAGATAGTCTCGGTTTTCTTTGAGGAAGTACAACGGAAATCAGAGATAGTGGTTGTAAACATTTTTTGATACAAACCACCATCAATTGGTGTCTCTTTAAAAGACATCAAGCAAGAACTGGTAACGGCTGTTAAGTCGAAATATAAACCAGTTGCAAATAAGTTGAAGCGATTAAACCTAGTAAATTGACCTCCAAATACAGCAACACCTTCTGGACAATCTGAAGAAATAAAATCCTCAAATACGCCACCATTGACTTGGGTGATACGCATACTTGCACCAGTAGTTGCTGCACTATTACGATATATATAAAGTCCAATTAAACCAACACCATTTAAAAATGTAGTTGTAGTTGCTGTACTTGTACAATAAAAACGAATAGCATCATCATCAGTTGTAGCATTTTTAATATAAGTACAATTAGCACCAGCACCAACAAGACGGGTATTGTCTGTTGTAATAAGCAGAGGAGAAGTAATCTTATATGTACCCGGAGCAAAGAAAATTACCTTACCAGGATTAGCATTAATACAAGCTTGTATAGCTGTAGTATCATCAGTTGTTCCATCACCTACTGCTCCATAAGCAGAGTCTTTAACAGATGTATAAGAACCATATTTTAAATTAAGTAGGTTGTCATCCATCTCATCCCAAGTTAGAGGAGATCCTTTAACAGAACGTGTTACAATTGTAGACATAATTTTCCTTAAAACGGGGAGTAAAAATAACCATCAACAATATAACCATCATCTATATAAATAATGTAAGGAACAACAATAAATGTATCTGTTGGTGGTCGTATATATGGTACTGTTATTTTATCTTGTCTGGATTTTACAAAATCTTGTGGATGTCTTTGTTCATAACAATTAGGACAAACAATAAAACCATCCCATCTTTGTTTAGCTTTTTTTGCTTTATATTTTATAGAACATACATCACATATTAGATTCCATCCACCAGATTCATAATAATTTCTATTCACTTTTTATACTAACAAGGGATCTAGTTGAGAAGCTGCTATGAAAATAGCATTCCATTGTGCAGGTGTTGGAACAGGTGTTAAGTTAGTACGAAGTCCACTTGAAAATGGATTATCCCTATCGAGGATATTAGTATATTTCCAAAACCTTTGTCGTTTATTTGTAAGTAATGTTACAGCAGTATCAATTTGAGCTTCTGTAATACCAGCATCAGCACATGCTTGAATAAACTGCCATTTAGTTACTGTAGGACGTGGATCAAAAGAAATAACATCTGTACCAGTATAAACAATAATAATCTTATCAGCAGGAATCACATGTACATGTGTAGGATCACCAGCAAGATTTGCGGCGGCTCTAGCGGCCTCAGCATCGGCTTCGCGGGTTGGTCCGGAAAAAACGAGTTTGGCCATTGCCTATGCTCCGTAGGTAACAGTGACATCGACGCCGAGAAGAATGGCGCACGCAGTATTGAGCGTTGATAGCTGCAGACTGATGGATACGTTTTGATCGGCAGACGTATCAACTGAGGTAGTTTCAGACATTCCAGTAAAGACGCCGCCTACCACGCCGACGCCAGTCGCTGCTGCGACTCTGCTGTTTATTTGCAGAGATTGAGATCCTTGGTTTCGACTTGAAACAATGAACTCAACGTTCGGGTTTGTCGTGACCGGGCTAATCCAAGCAATAGCCGTTGATCCTAAGTACAGCTTATACGACTTGTTTGATGTTGCGTTGCCAATAAGCCGAAGGTGAGCCTTTGTGACGCCGTTTGGCCCCATTGACCCGCCGACGAGGTTAAACCCAGTCGGCCCGGTAATCTCTGACGTGGTTTGCGTCAGCCAGCCTGCCAGGTTATCAACAAACGCTGTTGGCGTTGCCGGACGAGATGGCGAACCTGAGCTATAGGTGTTGTTGTACAAAATTCCGTCGGTATCGCTGGAAAAGACCGCCCAATACCAGCCAGCCGGGTAAGTTTTGCCTCCGAAGTTCGCCGGAAGGTAGCACCAGCAGCCCTTCAGCGCATTCCATGCATTGGTAAAAATCGCTCCAGCTGTAAGCGTGAACGCGCCTGCCGAGTTGGTAAAAAACATTCCAGTCGCTGCGCCATCTCCGGGAAGAATGGCAAATGGCGTCCCAATCGATGCAATTTGATTGGCGACAGGACCAGCAACTGTTCCTTGATCTGTATAAATCACAGGATTAACCACACCTTGTAAGGCAGTCATTGTAGCTGTACCAGAAGTCCAAGCAGTAACAGTTAAACGAATAGCTCTAACAGGGGATGTAATATTACCTGTACTATTTGAAGTTAAACCTGTTAGGGTACTATGTGTAAAAGCTGTAGGTGTAATAGCAGGATTAAAAATATCATCTAAGGTGTATTCAACTTTACAGGTTAAATTAGGTGTATCTGATACTACAATTGCTATATTAATATTGTATGGATTTTGTACATAATCTACAGGTATCCATGCTGTAGACCCTGCTGCACTTAAACTAATAACTTGTGGAGTCATATATAAACCTTAAAAGTAAAAAATGGGATTAAGAGTATTAATCCTAATCCCATCTTTGGGTTGTTACCAAGTCCTTCCCTGTTGGGGAAAGTAATAACGCACAATTATTTTAACTGGGTTTGTAAGTTGTGCTGAAGCTTTAGCATAAATAGGCGTATCCGCAGTAAGTAAAGTACCAAATAGAGCACCTACAGCAGTACCAACTGTAGCAAACTGAGCACCATTACAAGTAACAGCATTTACTAATTGAGTACCTCCTAATGTACTACCTAAGTTGATAGTTTGTGCAACATTAGCACCACTAGAAGCAACAAAAATAGAAGCAGGAATACAACCCTTAGGTAAAACAAACGCTAAGAAACCTGTAGCATCGCCTGCACTGGTATCCAATTGTGCCACTTTCTGATAAATTTCTAAAGAAGGTGGAGTTTGTACAGTTACCCCGGCTGGACCTAAAATCGGTTGAGGCATAATAATTCCTTTCTTAAAATACAGGGGACAAGCCCCTGTATGTTGTTAATTATTAGGCGCCTTGCGAACCGTAAATCGCTCGCGGGTCTGACCAACCAAACGAATAACGAGCAGTTGCTTTGAACTTAGCATTCTCAGTATCAAAGTCATTATCCATTTCAAACTGATCCCCACGACGTTCAAAGTACTTCAGACCATCCTTAACATTAGTAAGAATGAACCAGTCATCATTACCAGTACTATTGAGGTAGTGGTTAACAATAACTTGGTTAAAGATACTCGATTGCTTGAGTACGTTCGGATCATTAAGATCAGTACCAACACGGCCATCAGCATTGAGAATACGCTTTGCTTCAAATTGCAGTTGATAAGGAATAACCAGTTTCTCAGGTTTAGCCGCAATCAGGAGACCACGATCATCACGATAACCAGCAATATCAATAACAGCTTGTTCAAGAGCAGCTTCACTCAAGTCAGCATCAGTAGCAATCTTGTTACTGTACGTACCACCAGCCACATTAAGGTGTCCAGTAGAACAAAGAACAATACCATCACCGCCAGTATAACCAGCAGTAAAAGCACGATTGTATACGTTAGCCGCTACAATTTCCTTAGTTTGACGAAGCGAACGTGCAAGAGCTTTAGCCTTCTGTGCACCAACCTTACCATACAGATCATCTTCATAGATCTCACGAGTGATGATAAAACCAAGTGCATACACAACATGGTTGTAACGTGACGTGAAACCTTGACGTTCCGTATCATAAGAGATCGGCGAACCTTCCGGTTTAACAACAGCAAGACCAAAGGAACTCAGTCCAAGATCTTCTTCATAAGCTTTATCAGAAGTATTTTTCTCAAAAAGCTTATCCCATTCTACAGCATAATCATTATATTCTTTACCATAAATTGCATTCAGACCAGGCCAAAGCAGTTTTGCAAAGCTACTAGAAGTAATAACACCAGACATATCTTATCCTTTCAATTAGACGCCAGCCACACCAACGCTACCATACGTATGGACGTTAATGCGAACATAGACTTTACTATTAGCGCCCACTTCGTTATCAGGACGATTAACGAGACCAACAATTTGTAAAGGACGGGTTGAGGTAGTATCCGGGGCAGTAGTTGAATAGACATACATCGGGGAAGTACCAGTTAGCAGTGGGTTGGTATGCGCCGAAGCACCAACACCAACGTTAAGACCAATGGAAGTAAAAGCAACAGAAGCGTCAGCCTCAGCTTCAAAGATCAGGTCCGGCTGATCAGCAACCAGAACAAATTGCTTGGTAGAAGCAGGACGATACACAGGAGTGTCAAGAGCGATACTACCATTGGACATAACACCAGTGATAGGATCTTGCTTAACATTCACAATACCAACCACAGCCCCAAGAATAGGACCAGCAGCGATCTGTGCGGAAGCACCAACTACAGCTTCAACTGCCGGGTAAAACGACGTAGCAGCTTGATCAGAAAGTTTTACAAGATCTCCAATGAAGACAGGGACTGCCTCAGTGGAGGGAACCTCGTAGATGTTCATTTGCCCATTATAGGGCGCACCAGTAATATGCTTTACTGGTTTAAAACCGTTAATTTTAGACGTATTAGCCATAAAATCTCCATAAAGTTATAAAAACTTCTATGGAATTATGAAATTTTTAAAGTTCCAGTAAATTCCCTAGAAGCATCTTGTTTCATGGCCTTTTCTTGCTCATCCACATGAGCAGCTTTTTTAGCTTGATCTTCTTCAAACCATTCTTTCTTTATTTTCATAAGTACTGAAACAGTTCCACCATCACCAACTACACGATGGGCAGATCCAAGATTAGACGCATCCGAAACACGAGAATCACCAACGACAAGATTATCGTCAGTTACAAGCTCATAGCCAGCTTGTTGAAAATTATAGACCCTACTACCAACATCATTCACAAACCTATAGTGAAAATTGGGATCTTTATCCCCGACAATTGATTGTGGACCTTGTTGTGACAAAGCGCGACGAACTACTCGTTTAATGGTTTCTTTTGCGGTCATCTCAGACTCCTCTAGTTTTCTTAACTTCGGCAATGTATTCTTCTTTTGACATAATACCTGTCCGAACAAATGTATTCATAACACGACGTTCATCTTCTGTTAATTGAAAAGAACCTCGACTTTCAATATTAGTATCAGAAGTACCAACAGCACCAGGTTTATTACGATTAGGATTTACAAACTTATCTGGAAATCTCTTCTTAACTTGGACTGTTACATACTGTAACACTTCTTCTGGATCTTGGTTAGGATGTGTTTGTGCATATCCCATACCGATCGAATCAGCAAATTCACGCATCTCAACTTCTTTTTGATACCACTTATTATCTCCTAACCAGGAAATAAATCGTGGATCTTGTTGAGGAGGTGTAACTTCTTTTACAACTTCCCTAGCTTTTTGTTCAGCTTTTAAATCTGTAAGTAATTCTGTAGTCTCTAAATAACCATCTGAATTACCTTCTTCTAGATGTTTCTTTTGAAGTGTTTTTAATTCTAATAGTGCTTTGTTATATTCTGTTTCCCTAACCTTAGAATGATGTTCTTGGAGCATAGCAAGAGCTTTCTTAGTCTCTTTAAGTTCTTTGCCCATAGTATCAATCTTAGAGAACAATTCCCCACGATCTATAAACTCTTTAGCAGGCCGCCATTTTGAAGGATCACCTTGATATTCTTCCTTAGGTTTCCATCCTTGTTCACGAGCTTGTTCTTCATAAGTATCTACACTTTGTTCTACAACTGCTTCTGTATCTACTACAGATTGAATGTCTTCATCCATTTTTTATCCTTAATTTAAGATACAGAGAACATCTGAATCATTAACAATTAAATATTTCTTTTCATCAAGATCAGTAATTTCTTTTCCTGAATACCTATTAAATGAAACCTTATCACCAACTTTAATAATACTAGGATCACGGCCATAATCTGTATATGCAGTTGGACCTACTTGTAGGACAGTTCCATATTCAACAGCTTTACGTTCTTTCTCTAGAATCTGATCTGGGATTACAATACCTCCGGGGGATACTGTTTCCTTCTTATCAGGATCAATTAGAATGTGGTGTAAAAGCAAGGTAATCAAAATTCAACAACCCTAAAATCTTGCATTTCACGGTAGGCTTGAATCATTCCCACAAGAAACCTATCTTGTAGGGTATCAACACCAGCACTACCTGCTAACATATCTTTACAATCTTCTACCCTTTCTTCGGCAGCTTGAAAGAAAGCTTTAGTAACTTTACTGGATTTCCAATCATCGAAATCCGCTTTTGTAATTTCAATCATTTCTTAGTAGTCCCCTTTGGAATTTGTTTCTGTTGTTGTTTATGTTGTTCAGCTTGTTGCTGCATAGTTTGTTGGTGACTCATTGCTTGAGTTACCATATTAAGTTTGGACTGCTGTGCTTGCTGTCCCATCTTAGCTTGTGCTGCTTGTTGTTCCATCTGCATCTTTGAACCTTGGGTCGCTTGTGCAAGTTGTGCATCCAGAATTGCCTGCATTTTCTTAGCTTCTAATTCTTGTTGTACTTGTGCAGCCTTCATTTGAAGTTCTTGTTCCTTTGTTGCCTGTTCTAACTGCATCTTATGTTGAGCAACCTGCATATCAATCTGCGCTTTTTGTTGATCAACTTGTGCCTTAGCCTTAATTGCTTCCATCTTAGGATCAGGTTGTGGCTGAGGTTGCTTCATTAGTTTCTCAGGATTAGGAATCTCATGAGCTTCTAGGTATAACATAGTTACTGCCATTGGATCAATAGTACCTAATTGAAGAAGTTGCATTACAGCTTGTATCTTTGCTTGCTTCTCTTGTGAAGAAACAGCGGTAGGATCAGCACCGGGATAAATATCGTTTTCTGGTCCCTTATAATCTTCCTGTTGTACAGGCTCATCTAATACTGCAATATATTCTTCATTGTTCATATACTCACGGTTAAGTTTGTATATTTTCTTAAATTCTGATGCTAATGAACGATAAACACGTTTATAAACAGAAGTAAATACCTTCATACCCTGTTCAATTGTAGCCATTGTAGTAGTAGCAGGTGTATTCTGACCTGGCATCTTACCAACAAAGATTTCAGCTACTGATGCTAACTCTTTTCCAGACTTTAAAAGAAGATCCAGAAGTTTGAATAGAACATCACTAGGTTCTCGTACTGGTAAAGCAAAGATTTGCTTCTTAATATCATCCCCTGTTGCATTTACTGCCTTCCATTCACCGGGAACAAACTTAGTTTCTCCCATTTTGATGCGAAGACCTTTACCAATAAAACCAGATTGTAAATTTGATAAAGAACCAGCATCTACAAGTTGATTAATAATAGTATTAGCAGAATTATTAAGAGGTCCAAGTAATCTACCAAAACCAAGGTCATAAAAACCCCCATCAGGATTGGGAATAAAGGAGTATTTTGTATAATACTGTATAGCTTCTATGG